ATAACAAGGAAGTTACCCGCCATTCCAAGGCAACAAGTCCAACCCACAGCGGGTCGCCAACCTGCGACAAATAAGTCCTTACTCTTTGCTTCAGCTTTGTTTACCTCTATCTGTGCTTGTGCTATTGTATGTGCTTGTGTGGCAATCTCGTGCGCTATACGTTGCTTAGTATCAGCGTCAGGTATTACCTTGTCTAATATAGTTGTTACTGGTTGTATAAGCGCACTGATGATTGACATTACTTTTTACCTCTTAACCCTTGTACTGTGTCGGACTCCCATATACGGATGCCCATCCAGATGATTGTAAACAGAGAAGCAACCGGCGGTAACCAAGTTGCTACTGACATTATACCTGTCGATACTGCTACTACATCCAATGCTTGTTTAGTTTCTTCTACCATGAGTAAATCCTTTTAAGTTATGGGTGTCCAACCAGTGTTAGACGTATTAGCTGTAGTTTTAACGTAAAGGTAACCTTCGCTGTTATCGGCTGTCCTCAAGTAAAGAGAAGCGCGTGGAGCATTTAAGTTCCCATTAGGAGTCGCAGTGCCTGTTGTAATAGTGGGCGAGCCTCCAAGAGTAAGACTAGAAGGGTTAGTCCCTAACTCCACTACGTTGGAAGCGTCGTCCTCTGTGTATAACCTTTTGTCTATTGTGTTGACAGCTAACTCACCGGTATCTAAGTCACCGCTAGTAGGAGCGACGGAAGCTGTTGTACTATGCTTTGTAATTAATTTAGTAGGCACAATGCCCTCCTGTTAAGCTGTCTGTAAAGATAAGTTAGGTGAAAGTTCAGCGACAACACCTAGGTGCGGTACTATGACACCCGCTCCTATTTTGTTGATTGTGAAAGCAATTCCTTCCCCTGCGTCTAGTCTTGTTTCTGTAAAAGGTACTTCAATAGTCTGTCCAATAGACCAGTCACCCGTGCCTCCCGACCCTGTGGTTTTAGTCTCTACCCTAGCAAACTGTCCACCAAACGTACCGTCAGCGTTGACCTTAATAAACTGTATCTGAGCATAGTTAGTGTCGTCCGCTGTTAGTGCGCTGTTAGTCACAAAGTATAGCTTCTGGAAGTACGTTGTACCTCTTGCTGTATATAGAGCAGTACGAGGGAAAGCCGCTAGTCTTTTCTCGTCAAACGTATCTCCGTCATCCTGTGGTTTGTATATGTTAGCAACAACAACATTATCATCGTTGACGTGTTTAATATCACCTACGTAGCTAGGGTAGTATATCTTTCTAGCAACAGCACCTGTCAGTAGTGTAGAGTCATTAGCCGTGGCTGTAAAGACATCATCTACAGCGTAAGTTACCCCTGTAGTGCCTAGATAAGTATTCCAAGCATCATTACCTGCGGTTCCTAAGTCAAATATAGTGTACTCAGTTCCTTCCACAAAACCACCAGTACCTGCGATAGCACCTGTTAAAGCATCTTGACTATTAGCTGTACCTACAAAGGTATCACCATATGCCCAAGTCTTATCTATACCAGTATATGTTACCCATGCCGCATTACCCCCTGTACCTAAGTCTCTAATGACATAGGTGTTACCTACGCTCCACTGTCCTGCCGCTAAGGTAGCAAACTTCTTCTGCCCTGATGGAACAGTAGGAGCCTGTAGTCCTGACACGCTTAACTGATGTTTTTCGTACATACCGTTGGTTGCGTCAACTTCAATTAAGTTAGCTGTACTCTTTACTGGAGAGTCTACACGAACACCACCTCGGTTGTAGTCACGAATGGAGGATGTCTCTGCACCGTTAAAGTAAAAATACTTACATTTGTCAGGAGCGTTACCTGTAAAACCGCCAACGTGCAAAGAAGAACCTGTGTTTACTACAAAGCACTTACGTGGTGTTTCTAAGCCTACTAAGTCAACTTGGTCAACACTTACAGAAGCAATCTCAGAACTGCCTTCTACAGCTCCTTGAGTTCCTATAACAACTAAGTCTGACTCTGCTCTCCATGCTTCACCGTTAGGGTCATCGCCTGTAGCGGGTAACTGTTGGTTAGCGTGTAGGAACAAATGACCTATACGAATCTTACGCGCCCTATTGGATACGTTAGGAACAACCTTCAAGGCTTTACCACGAGGGTAGATAATACGTAACAGAGGAAACCAGATGTTGTTGTCACCTTGGTTAGAACCGTTACTGCCTATCTCCATAGCGGCATCGTCGTACTGTACGCCACCAATCAAGTTACGGTTGCCACAGTTCTTTATCTGAATGTTCTCAAACGTACTCTCACGCACAGTATCTGATGTGTAACCTACTGCCGCCGCTGCACCTGTCATGCTTGCGCCATTATCTAAAGCAGTGAATGTTTTACCAATTCTATAGGTAACGTCTGTCGTGCTTAGATAAGCATTCCATCGCGCCTGAATCTCTGCCTCTCTCTCGTCCTCGTCATCACCTGTAGCAGTACCAAGGAAAGCAATCTTGTATTCCTGCCCTGTTACCCATGAGCCTGCATTTACTTTAGTAACGTTAGCGTTACCAAGGGACATACCTATGCCTAAGAAGTCTCGGCACTCAACATCAATAATCATGTCGTCGTTCAAGCCAGTAAAGGAAAGGCCGTTAGCTCTGACAGTACGGTTCCTACCTAAAAGGGTAAAGCCTACAAGCTCTACTGCTTTCTCGTTGCCGGTAAAGAACGGCTTTTCAAAGTAAGTACCGCCATCAGTTCTACCACAGTCAGTAACAGTCAGAAGGCTACTACCTTCAGGGAATGTCGCACCGATGTTAAGGAACGACATTAGCTTGCCTGTGCCGTGGATAGAGAAGAGAGTCTTATCCATTACTAACGGAGTGTTAGTTGTAGCAATACCGTCAGTAAACAATACCTGAAACTTCTGTTCCTTAGCCGCCGCTAGTAGGGCAACAAGGTTAGCTCCGTTATCAGTACCGTCAGTCTGTACAAGACCACTGTTTGCAAAAGCCGCATCTCGTTTAATACCAAACTGTAAGTCTGTTACAAAACCACCATGTTTAAGTACTGCTATGTTACCGTTATTGAGAGTAAACGCGGCTCCCTTCTCGTCTGGAGTACCGGAGTAATCGTAGCTAGTAACTATTTCATACGTAGCGGCACCCTTACCTGTGTTATAGTAACCCTTAGTGCTTACGTACTCGCCCGCCAATATTGAAGTGTCAGCTATCATTGTATCGACGTTGTTAAAAACTCGATTATCTCCTAAGAGAACTACGTTGTTTGCGTTGTCTTTAGTATATAGTTTTTTGTCGGCTACGTTGATAGCCAGTTCCCCGACATCTAAATTCCCTGTCGTAGGTACTGAGCCAATCGTTGTGCTATGTTTAGTAATTAATTTAGTAGGCACCATTTTTCCTCATAAACCATCAGTTAAACGGATGTTCCGTCAGGGTATTTCCAAGATGAACCTACCCAGAATATAACTTTACCTAAGTCAGTGTCCCAATACATAAACCCAACATCAAATACGTCAAGCGTTGGTCTGTTTGCTGTAGTTCCTGACCGTGAAGAACCAAGAGCTTTCCACTGTGTTCCGTGATTAACACCTGATATGTTTAAATATTTTGTCGGTAGATTAGACCCCGCAGTTCTATTATAAACAACCTCACCGTTAGCTCCCCGTCGAGTAGGCTTTGCTGTGACAGTCTGCCATGTGTTACCTGTCTGACTTGAGAACTGGATAGATGAGCCAAAGTTTACTAGATATAAATTATTGTCTTCATCGTATGCGTCAGGGTCAACATCGTTACTGTTCAAGGTGACACTTAAACCACCTGTACTCACACCGCTAAAACTAAAAGGATATGAAATAGCAGCGGTAGTGGCTGTAACATCTGCCCTTGCTGTGAAAGAATTACCATTCATTACAACTCTAGCTTTAGGCGCTGCTGTACCTTTTGCTCCATAAGCTATTAGCTTGTTGCCTGTTGTGTTTGGTATTTCCCGCAGTCGAACCCTGTTGTCAGCACAAGTCACTGAGGCGTTAGCTTCGTCATCCTCAAATCCAAAGATGTCAGCAAACCAGAACGCATAGTGATTACCTTCATTTTCGTCAAGATTAACACCCCAACCATCAACGTAGTTATTAGTCCAACCACTTGATAGACAACCATCAACGTAAATACCGTGACGACCGGCACCATTCAAATGGATACCTGTACCCGACCAACCTCCTCCGTTTAGGACTCTAATCGCTGTACCTGTACAAGTACTAGCCTGTACAAAGTCAGTAAGCCAAGCATCGGTAGCCTTACCTTGTACTTGACTTCCTGCTGAGTTTTGTGAGTAATCCAACGAACCACTCTGAAACGCTCCATAATAGTGTGTTACGCCGTTTAAAGAGTAGCTTAGTGGGTTAGAGTCACCTGCGGGAGTAACGCCTGATTTGTATACTCTATTGGCTTTAAAGTGGTTACCTACATGGTTGCCCGCAAAGTCACCATTAGACTTTTGCAGATTAAAGAATATGCCGTAGCCAGTAGTGTTAGCTGTGTTACATTCAATCTGACTTGCCCACGCCTGCATCATCAAGCCGTGGATAGGCTCTCCTCTACTTCCTTTCTTGCTGTCGCCGTCAAGAAGTATCTTTCCTATGTGGATAGGGTTACCTACCTGTGAGCCGTCTACCCACGCCTTAGAGATGAGTATTGACGCTATGTTGTATGTCAGGGGAGTTGAACCGCTGCCTACCTGTGAATCGTAATAGGTCATAGTGTAGGTGCTAGTAAAACCAGACCCAACTTTAATGACACAACTAGCTTCTTGATTGTTAGCTGCTTGCCCTATAACACCACTAAAGTCCCCTACAACAAGAGGAGCATTAGTTATAAAAGTACCGCTTGCCTCTTCCAGAACAACTTTGTTGTTGGTAGCATACGTAAAAGCAGCTTGTAACGCAGCAGTATCGTCTGTTACACCATCACCCACAGCGCCAAAGTCATAAAAAGATTTACTTTCACGAGTAAGGACTACAATTTCGTTAGAGCCGTCCTTGGTAAACAGTTTCCCATCGGCAACATTAACTGCCAGTTCGCCCACGGCTAGTTCAGAAACCGCAGGCGTGTCACCAGAAGTAGTACTATGTTTTGTTATAATAGAGGTAGGCATTGTTATTCCTCAATAATTACTTTGGTCATTCCCTGTTCAGCCAGACAGCTATGAAAACTATCTTTAGTGTTTATAATGTAAGCTAACTCACTATCAACAATAGCGTCATATTCTTCAATAAGAAAATACCCAGAGCTTACCCAATATTTACTAAAGCCCTTTTTTAGTTGAATGTCAAAAAAATCATCACCTACTAGAGCTTGTGCTGCTTCTTTGTTTGCATTAGACACAATAATTGTAGCATAAACATTCATAGCGAAACCCCTGTTTTAGAAGCAACATAGGCTTCGGTAGAATCAATCTCTGTATCGGAAGACAAGACATTCCTGATGATGAGGGAATAAATACGTCCAGTCAAATGAAGAGACAAAGCGTTGTTTCTTGAACCAATGTTTAATGCGTCAGATGAATAATTACCGTCACCTTGGTTTGTAGTAGAACTTACAGCTTGAACACCGTCAATTCTCAATATGTTTAAATCTTCCGATATTTCACTTTGAGCGGTTAAAACATTAGTCGTTGGCGCGTTGTTTCCTGTGCTGTTGGCATTGGAAAGAACTGTTCCTCTTGATGACCATCTGTAAAGACCGCCTGTATCGGATGCAAATCTAAATTTACCGGAGCCGGAACCAATGCTGCTAGAAAATTCTACTAGGCTGGTGTTGTTGTCGTTATCTTTCTTAACGCCCAAGAACGCACTCATTGTGTCCGTACCTGTAAAGTCAATGTTACTGGCAGTCCTCAGCCCTTGAGCGCCATCGAACTCCAAGTAATACAGACCGCCAGACTCTCGCAATGTAGGACGCTTGGCTGACGTAGCTTGAATAGCGTGATTAGCGTTACCAGACTTGTCAGCAATATAACCCACAGGGTCGCCCACAGCTACCGCCGTAGTGCCGTCACTGCTTTGGAACATAGTAGACAGGTCGGAGGGGTCGTACCAAGCACCCTGCTCACTATTGGCAAACAGGGATAGAGGATTAAACCCGCCGGATACGTTTGTAACGCCTAGTTTGTTTACACCTAAACCGTACATGGCTTACACCATTGAGGTTATGTAGGCGGAACCAGTACCGGAAGCTAGGATAACAGAAACAGTATCCCCTGTGAACACATGGACGTACTCAATAGCGTTTGCAGGAAGATATGAAGAAGAAGTAGTGGCTGTGCCTGTGACGCTATAGAAGCAGTCAGAGTCGCTTACAATGCGAGCTACACGAATACCGGCAGTAATAGCAGTAGCGGAAGCGGCAGTGCCTGAAGTGGATACTTTAGAAACAGTAGTAGGACGTAGAACTTGAATTGGTTTTGCGTTTGAATCAATTGTCAAAGTAGACATAATAATTTTCCTATGTATATATAAGAAGGCGTGATAGCCCGAAAGTAAAAGGAGGCACCCTTATGGATGCCCCCAGTTTGTTACTTAGCCTGCTACATTGAGAATGAAGCCTGCGTCTGGACGGAAAGTTTTAACACCGTACAGAGTATCAGCAGTGTAAAGAGTGCTTAAGAACTCCTGCTTGTACTGAGTCTGTGAACGAATGCCCTGCTGTTCCGCAAGGAGGTAAGTGTCCTTGTGAATCAACTGAGCGGCACGTACGCCTGACTCTGGAGTAGCTACGTTAGTAGATACCATTACGTCAATACCGTAGATGTTACCGATAAGACCGTTCTCACGAGTTCCTGTGTTGGTGAAGTCGCTAGAAACGTAACGGTCAAGACCCATGATAGAGTTACGTACTGAAGGTGGGATTACGAAACAACGGTCGTCCATAGGAACGTCTGCGTCATCCATCTTCTGAATCAAAGCACGGAAGGCTTCGTCGGTGAAAGCGGTGTCAACACCACCCGCCGCGTATGCTTCCACACCACCACCGGAGGCTACTTGGAAAGAAGCACTGTTGACCCAAGAAGAGCCATCGCCATTACCAAGTGACTTACCCAAGTCCATGATGTCAGTGTCAATCTGACGAGCTAGGGCATAACCTGCGTCATCGGTGTAGAACTTACGTAGAGAAGACAAAGCCTGAGTCTCAGTAATATCTTCGATAAAACGTGAGTACTCGTAGTGCTTGTCGATTGCTACTTGTACGTTCTCTTCCAAGTTGTTCTGAATGGTGACAGCTACGTTTTCTGCTTTAACCGAGGCGTTACCACGTACAGGAGCGGGGATAACTACTGTGTCGCCTTTCTTACCAGTCATGCTTAGTTTCTTAACTTTAGGAGCAATAACTAGGCTCTTTTCATAGGCCGCTCGAATCTCGTCACTCCATAGAGTAGGGATGAACGAAGATGCGTTTTGACCTGATACTGCGCCGCCTTTTGCTGAGGTGTTGTCTACAATTGCGGTATTTAGTGGATATGTGCCTGCGCCCATAATAATATTCCTTATAAAAAAAGTTTAGGTTTTTACCTAACCCTATTCTCGGCATACGCTTGTGTGATTTCATCAGACAAAGCCATATACCTGTCGGGGTCGGTTTTCATTAGCTTAATAATGTCTGAGCGTCGATATACTTTCTTCGCTCGCTGTTCACCATTTCCTTTGGTGCTACCGGTAGAGGCAGTTTTAACAGCGGCTTTTCTGGTGTCCTTCTCAGCGGCTACAGTCTGAGCTACAACGCCTTGACGTTCCTTCCAGTTGGTAAAGAGTTCGTCTGCGGCTTCATAGTCATACTGTCGGTCTGCTTGAGCAAAGAGCTGTGTACGAATCTTAGAGGCTTTAATCCATTCAACAAACTTACTGTCCTGTACAATCTGCTCCATGTCAGGATGACGTGATTGCAGTTGTGACATTGCATTAGTACGTTGGTTGTTTAGAGTTGTTTCCTCTGCCTTCTTAATTGAAGGATGATTACGTATAGCTCTTTCGACAGCCTTGTCGGGGTCAGAAAAGAAATCAATATCTTCGTCTTCAGATGTTGTAGGTTGTTCTGGTGTTGTGTCGAGTTGTGTCTGAATATAACTATCAACTACAGAACGTAACTCCCCTACTTCTCCGCTTTGCTTTCCTAAGAGCTTCTCAGCTTCTTGGTGCATCCTTACAATCTCAGCGGTTGACTTTCCTTTGTACTTCTCAGGGATAGTGTCTTCAGGTGCAGGTGTTGGCTCTTGCGAAGCTTCCTGACCTAACTCTTCAATGTTACTTGCTTGTTCTTCGTTGTCGTCATTAAGACGCTCGTCATCTATAAGTGTTGCCATTATTAAACTCCGTACCTTTTAGTATTATGGAGGTTTATATTATGCGAGGGTTCATACACCATTATGAATTTGCCTTGCGTTCGTTAGCCATCTTTTGTTCTCGTTTCTTGACCCAGTTGTCCGACATAGTGCCGTTGTGTTTTTCTGTCCAAGTCCCGAAAGAAGATAGCTGTTTTACTGCTTTAAGACCACACTCAGTGCAGTCTACTTCTTTAGTGTCACTACTAACAAAACGTTCGCTAGTATGTCCTGCTTCGCATTTAAAATCAAATAACGGCATCAGGGTCTTCCCCTAGACGGTCGTATGCGTCACGGACGTGTTCTTCTAAGTTTAACAACGTTGAGATGACATAAAGTTGTCCCTTACGGAAGTAAAGGTCTTTCTCATCTTTAGTTGCTTCTACAGAGTTAATAC